ATTTTCTTTTCTTGATATAATATCCCAACCTGTTTGTTTGTGGATTTCTGATCCTAGTAGTCCATTTCCTAAAATTACGATTCGGGGAATACTTCTATGCATAATACATTTTTATCATTGATAAGAATCATTCTACCATCTTGGGTGATTAATTTAGTAAATTGACCTTGTTTGATATATTCTGATTTGATATTTTCAAAGGTTCGTTTTTCTCCTCCAATAAAATGAATTATTTGGGTTACTATTTTACCTTGTTTTTTAATGCTAGATTGTAAATCAGTCATTCTTAAAGTTTTTAATAACAGACTCAATGTAATCGAATACTTCTTGTGTGTAGTGAGGTGCAGCTCCAATAAAAAATACTTTATCTAGTACTTTATTTGCTTCAGGGTAGTTTGATGAATCTTCTAAGAAACTATATCCTGGGTGTAATAGAATATTTCCTGCAAAGTAGTTTCTAGTTTGGATTTTATTATCTTCTAGATATTGAACTAGTTTATGTTTCAATCCTTCTTCTTCGCAAATGAATGGTGTTCCAAACCAACATGGATCAGCTTTATCCAATGTTTTAGGTACTCTAAGTCCAGGGATATTATCTGTAAATATTTTTTCTAATGTTTCTTTAGATGTTCTGCGATTAGCTTCGATTTCATCTAATTTTTTCAATTGTTCTACTCCAATAGCACCTTGTAGATCTAGTGGTTTTAGATTATAACCCATTTCAGAGAACACATATTTGTGGTCGATGATACCATCATATGAATCTAACCATTTATCAAATCGTTTACCACAAGTACCACATGATAATAAATTAGCAGCACCTACACAATAACAATCTCTACCCCACCATGAAATACTAACCATTAATTTTTTTAATGCTTCATCGTTGGTACAAACCATTCCACCTTCACCTGTTGAAATGTGATGAGCTGGGTAAAATGAATTGGAGAATGCTACGTAATATTCATTTAAATATTTACCATCCCATTTAGAACCTAAACTATCACAATTATCTCCTACTAATTTAATATCATATTTTTCAGCAATAGCTAATAAACGATCAAAATTTGGTGGGTTACCTAATACAGGTGAAACGAAAATTGCTTTAGTTTTAGGTGTAATTTTTTGTTCAAGTAAATCTAAATCGAAATTTAATGTTTCCCATTCAATATCAACAAATACTGGTTTAAGTCTATGTTGGTGGATTACTGAAATGGTAGTTGCAAATCCTACAGGAGATACGATAATCTCATCATCGTCTGCCCAATTAAATCGGCGTTTTAAGGCGGCTATCAACACTAAATTTGCTGATGAACCGGAATTTACCATGTGAGAATATTTGGTGTTGAATCGTTTTCCGAATTGTCTTTCGAATTTGAATACACTTTCTCCAGTTGTAACCCATCTACCATTTAAGAATGAATCCATTGCGGCTTCCGTTTCTTTATTATCCCAATAAGGACCAGAATAATAAATAGGTGTTTCACCTGGTTTGAATGTTTTGGCATTATAAATGTATGGGGATACATGGTTGCCTACTAGTGATTGGATATTTTCTTTTGTAACCATAATTTATATTTGATTGTATAACTGATTTTGTTTTTCTTGTTTGTCGATGGTTTTTGGGTGATATAGAGCAAAGTACTCTACATCTGGGAGTGTTGTGTATGTTTTAAATCCATCTAAATGCTCATGTACTTTGTTTACCCATTTGATTTCGGGTTTGTTCTTCCAAATACGCCATTGGAAATCAGGCCAATTAACCCATCCAGTATCGGTTACATTCCATCCCCATTTTGCGATGTGTTCGGGAGTTAAACCTTCAACTGTATTTACTCGTGGAACTAAATAAACATCCATTTCAGGGTTAAGTTCTATAATTTCGGGTAATGCTTGAATTAAGTCCTCAGCAGGTAATTCATCAGCATCAATTTGAAAAATATAATCACCATTACACAGACTAGTCAATTTATTTTTCCAGTCTGCGAAATGGCGATCAAATTTTCCTTTATGCCAATGGAATTCTCCATTTTGAGAATGAGTGCGGAGAAAATTCTCCACTTCGAGGTCACCATTTGCTTCATCAAATAAAATCACAATATTGTCTTGTATACGTTTGTGTTGAAGCAAAAAGTGCACTAAACGTTGAATTTCTTTAAATTCATTACAAACTGTGATGGCATAACTTATTTTCATATATCTTATTCAGGTAATACTCCAATATATGAAAGAGCATCCATATAATCACGCTCTTCAAAAAGTTGCATGTTTTTCATGTCCATTTTATATTTCATGAACTCACCTGGTTTACCTGGGATTGGGTGGTTTTCGCGATCTTCTTCAGGAATTTCGATAGCTTTAACAGCTGCCCATTTCCAATTCAGAGCATTTGTACCATTGGCAAATACCATACCTTTAGTTTGTTCATTGATTGTATTTGGCAACCAAACCAATCCTGTTTCAGAATCTTTCCAAGCTAAATCTTTATACAACTCAGGTAGTGTTTCCATTTGTTGCATATAGAATTCATGACCTTCAGTCATAAATGAGTTAGTCCAGAACCCACATGATATACTCATGTAGTTGTAAATTTCGGGAGCAACTTGTACTTTATAGCACAAGTTACCTCCTGATTTAGGGCAATTTATAATTTCTTCGTGTTGCATTAGGCTTCTACTTTTTTAAGTTTTGGTAATTCAATTTTTTTCAATTTTGGTAGTTGGAGTTGTACCTGTTTTGGGAATTCAGGGATACGTTGTGTGAATAAAGTATCTAGTTTCTCTTTCATTGCTTCAAATGAAAATTTGGTACGTGATTGGAAACCTTGACGTTTTGCTTTATCTGTATAGTTTTTGTAATTTTCAAATACATCTTTTAAATACCCACCAGTTTGACCATAATCAACATTAAACCATTCTGATTCAGCTAATAGCATATTATTAGCAGCTGACGGATGTACTTTGGTCATTGTGCCTGGTAAAAGTGTAACAAATTCAGGGTTTAAATAGTCTGTATGGCCACTCCAATTTGTTGTGATGATTGGTTTGTTTGTAAGTGAGAATTCAAGTAATGGACGACCAAATCCTTCTCCTTTAGTTAAGTTAACCATTGCTTTAACTTTAGAGTGATTATAGATTTGATTCATTTCTACATCAGTAAATTCACCATGTAACAAATAGATATTTGGTAGATTAGTTGATTTAACTGTATCTTTAATTGATTTGATACGTCTGATTAACTCATCACGATCCATATAAGAAGAACCTACAGTAGAAGTTTTCAAGATAAGTGCAGGTTTTTTGCTTTTGTTTTTAAACGTTTCGTAAAACGCTTTAACTAACAAACCTACATTTTTTCTATCTTCACCCAATTGACCTTGCATCCAATGTCCTACAAACAAATAAGCAAAATCTTCTTTTACATTAGATAAATCAAATGTTGATTTTACTGGTTTGTATACTTCAGTATTGGCACCTTCAAATACTACTTCACCATCACCTTTCCATTCAATATGTCCTACTGTTTGGTTTGTGTTTTGATCACGTTTTTCGAATTTACTGTTTTTAAGTACTTCAATAGTATGTTTAGAAGAACCTAAAATCAAATTCATTCTATCACAACCTTCAACCCATTCTGCAGGGGCGATTGTTGTTTCAATCCCAGCTGTACATCCAATGTTGAATTTTCCTACTGGTTGGAATTCATTTGGGACTGTAATTTGCATCCAAATTTCAGGTTGTGCTGGTAATTGTGGGGTTTGTAGGATATGTTGGGTTAAAAATTCCCACTCCTGATTAGCTTTGATAAATCCAAATGGGGTTTGTCCCCAACGTTGAGGTAAAATCTTAACGTCATATTTTTCTAATTCAATGATCGCTTTAACGATGTCGCGAGAACGTGCGCCGTATCCACTGTATGTATCAATCGCACAACTAATTACAAAAACTGGTTTGTTCATATTTTTATTTTAATTTAATATATAATTTAATTTTTAGATTTCCAAATAAATCCTGCAGCTGTTTTCTGTCTTCCTGCAATTGAACTTTTAATGTCTCCTCCTAGTTGCCTTTCAGCTTCTGAAATGCTTGGCCATTCTTGAATAAAATTGCCTTGGGTATCAAATTGGAGAATAGGTTTACTTCTAGATTGGTTTGCTTGGGTAGTATCTCTTCCTTTTAAAGATTGGGATATTTTATTTCCCCAAGTTATTTTATCTGTTCCATTTTTCTTTCTTGTATTCCATCTTTTTTGCCCAATTTCATACATTTCTTCTTTTGTTTTTCCATCCCAAACACCCAACATACTTTTACTCTTCTTGTTTTTGGTATCTTGAGATTGTTTCTTCCCAGTTAACATAGCAGAATATTCTGTTTTTAATCGCTCATATACTCTTGAACCTATAACATAGGTTTTTTCTTTGACTTTTTGTTTCCCTATAGCCATCAAAAACAAAGCATGTTTCAACTTATTTTCTTTTGGATATATTTCACAAAGTAACATATGACATAAAAAGTGTTCTCGAGCGGTTAGTTTAACTATGTTTTCTTTTACATCTAAACCATCCATACATTTTGGAACTATATGGTGTTTTTCAACATATCCATCTAATTTACGAGTTTGGGCACGTTCAATAATTTGGTTGTATATTCTTGTATAATCCATTAGGTACACGTTTGATTATACATATGTGTACCTATTGGAAAAATACAATTTTTTTAATCTATGTTTATATTAATTTTATCTTGATCTCCCTCGGGTTTTGAATATACTGCATATTGGGGAAGTAAATCAAATTCTTGCCCTTTAAGCATTTTAGTATATTTTTTTCCAGTTCCTGGTTTTAAATATCCTATTGTCATGTGGGGATGGTAGTCTGGGAAGTTAGAAGTAAATGGGTATTGTTGGAGGTCAGAATTTATTTCATGTAAATTATCTCCTTTAATATCAAATTTCAATACATCATAATCCTTATTTTCAAACAATGAAGCGTTATGTGCTTTAACAGTTGAATAAGTATATTTATCTAATACATTTTTAACATCCTCAGTAGATACCCCCTCATGTAAACCATAAAGTAAGGTACAATGTGGCTCATTTTCTAAACCAAATGAACGATCTCCTTCTTGAGTGTATATATCTTCAGGATCAATATTATCATGGATTTCACTCATGTTAGGAAAATTAAAGTATAACATAGCACATCCAAAATCATATGTTTGTTTTTCTTCAACGATTAAACCTGCTAGTTTTTGCATTCGTTTAAATTCTTGATTTTCCATAATTTTAGTATACAAATTTATGTTTAATTGTGTCTTCTTTAACGTCGTTAACGTTGATTAACTCATATTTTTCTCGCGGAGTCCACGTGTTAAATAATTGATCTATCGCGCTAATTGCTTTTTCTCCCATAGCTTCACCTGTAAATCCTACATCATTGACTGCCCAATGACGTCCTGTTTTACCAAGTTCTTTTCTCATTGTTCTATCTAAAGCATAAACGTTTCCAATTTGTTTAGCTGCGTCTTCAGCTGTACATCTATCGTCCCAAATGTAAGGTGTTTTAGGGGAACCTTGGATTGAACGGTTAGTTGGGAATACTGGGAATGCCCAGGCACCATGGTTTTTATAGCGTCCTGTATGGTTTGAAGGGACTTCTGGTGATGGTGTATACCAGTTTCCAAATTCATCTTCAAATCCCATTTGATCTTGCATTCCACCTGTTACGTTAGCGATAATAACAGTTCCTGCTAAAATTGCCTCTGTTAATGACAGACCCCAACCTTCGTTTGATGTTAATAGAATTTGAGCATCTGCAATATTGTACAATTGGTTTAATTGTTTTGGATCTAACTTGTTTTGAGAAAAATAAATTGCTTCAGGGTAATCAGGGAATAAAATTTTACGTACTGCCTCTAAATCAGTTCCATGTTCACTTACTACTTCAGTATGCATAATCATAGCACATTTAGCTGCTTTTTCTTTTGGTAATGTATCCAAAAATATTCTAAACGCGAGCATTGTGTCTGGGATTTGTTTGCGTCGGATGTTTCTTGAGTTGAAAAATACAATAAAATCCTTTTCTTTACCTCCAAACAAATTTGATTTGAACTGTTCGAGTTCTTTTAATTCATCTTCTTTTTCAATTGGATAGTACATTTCATGATTTAAACCATGAGGAACATATTCAATTACTTTTTTACCACGTTTTTCATCCAAAACCAATTCATTGATCAATTGTGTTTGTTTTGAGATTGCTAACAAAGCATCACATGACTCATAGAATGATTTATTGTACAATGGAGCTGGGTAATCATCCCAAATATTCAAGTAAATGATTGGCATTGTTTTTCTAATCTCATTTTCAATCATAAACAACCATTCAAAATATCTTGGATCTGTAATCAACATAATTGCATCAGGTTTTTCCATTGCAATTAATTGACGAATCAAATCAGCATCACCATATCCATCTACTGGGTAGAGAAATACAGAAGTATCAGATAATCCTGTGTTGGAATTAGTGTCTCCACTCAAATCAAATCGTTTACCTTTTTCGGGGTGGTTGATTGCACCTGCAACATTTACCCAATTGAAATGTTGGGCTGTGTTTAAAACTAATTCACGTGCCACTGTAGCTACACCGGAATGTACTCGTAAGTCGTCACAAATTAGTAGGATTTTTTTCCGCTCATTTTGCGGCAAATACTTAAAACTTGAATTCATATAACTATTTTAATTTTACTAAATGTAGGAAATTAATCCTCGGTTTCCAAACTTAAATCACTATGATTGTGAACTTGTTTTCTAAAGGTTTCATCGGTTAAATAAAGATGAACTGCTCGTTCGGATAGTTTTTGGAAGCTAAATTTACGTTTAATGCATTCCACTTTGAACTGTTCAAATAGATCTTTGTCTAATTTGACAGATGTTAATTGTTGGTTTTTTTCACTCATAATATATGTTTATTTATTTATATCATATATACGTATGTAGGGAGGTTTAATAAGTCGCAGAACATAAATGAGTCTTATGAAATGGGCACCATTTACAGTTATCATTTTTTCTTGGTTGGTGCTCTACATTTTTAAAACCATTGCGATCAAATGCCTGTTCTAAAAATGCATTAATCGTTTTAGCAACTCTATTTAACTTTACTTTACCAGATGTTGGTTTGAATATTTGGACGCGTTTAATAACATAAAGATCACTTTCAAATACTTTACGTTTCACAATCATAAACTCAATATCAATATTGTCTATTGGGAAATTGTATATTTCAGAAAAATATTTTTTGTAAGTGATAAGTTGGAGTTGTTTGTTTGGATCAGCTTTTTCTTTCTTGCCCCAACCTTGTCTACTAGTTTTGATATCAATAATCTTGATTTTGTTTGTTTTTTCGTTGTACAAAACAATATCTAGATACCCTTGAAACATTACATTTTGTAGTTTAGGGTTTGGAGTTACTATAATAGGAATTTCACATCCAACTAAATGCCATCCTCGTTTACCGAAATATTTTGATTTGTCCTTTGCTAACTCTCTTATGATTGCTACTCCATCCTCATAGAACTCTCTTAATTCATCTGGGGATACAAAGTGTTGGTTGTTGTTTGCTTTGTATTGGGCTTTGTATTCTTCACGGAGTTTTTCCTCTAGAAATTCAGATGTATTTAAACGATCTGCTGCTGCTCCACTTTGCTCATACATTACTGTAAGGTAATGTTGGAGTGTTTCGTGTAGTGCAGTTCCAAAAACAGTATGAATGGAAGAGGTAAATTGCTTATGTCCTTCTCTATATTGTAGTGACCATTTTTTAGGGCACTCATTGAACATAGACATTTGAGAGTATGAAATAGACTTTTGAGTTGCATAGTCTATTTGTGGTAGTTGTTTTTCTCTTACTTCTTTAAGTATAACAGGAGGTTTTTTTCTCATAACTTAAAGATAAAAAAAGAGCTTGGAAAATCCAAGCTCTCTTAATCTTTTGAAAATACTTTTGATAGCGGTGAAAAGTATTCTCTTGCTATAACTAGCAAACGGTCCTAAGCCGTATCGTAAATTATTTAAATATTAGTATATTTCGTCAAGATAATCACTAAATGCTTGACTTAATTCTTCATCACTATATTTATCTTTGTTGTCTTCGATCCATTGAAGTTCTTTTAAGAAACCTCCAACTTGCAAATGGTTAAAAGATTCTAAATTATAATCATCAAATTCATTTTCATTAGAAAGTTTCAACCATAAGTTCCAAGCTTGTTCACTTGGAAATGAAGGAGCCACATATTCATCTAATTTTGCTTTATATTCACTTTCTGTAATAATACCTGAAAGCATCTGCATACGTAATTGTTCTTGACTCATTTTTTGTCTTATTTAATAATTCCAGCTCTTACTTGCATCATTCTACGCTCAGCAATTTCTTCTTCATTTTTGCCTACAATTGCATTGTAATCGTCCATTGATAGAACTCTTCCTTCTTCGCTTAAATCGATGATATTGTCTGCTAAATCGTGTAGATCCATATCTGTCTTAGCATCTTCACGAGCATATTCCAATAAGCGGATGAATAGAGGAACGTCTACTGTAATTGTATCTTTTGGGTTCATCTTAGTAGTTTAGACATTAACGATAATCATTGTAGTAAACAGTTTTACCTGCTATATCAATTGATTCTACTTCATTATATGGATCTCCTTCAGGGAATAGTTCTAACATATATTCTTTATCAAAAGAAACATCTATACCTTCTTCTCCTTCACCTGCAGTTGCTACTTTAGGATCACCTATAATTTCAAACCCAGAAAAAACATCACCTAATTTTTCTTTAACTTCATCCATATTTTGATTTAAAAAATCAGCTATATTTTCACCCATTTCTTCCTTGATCTCATATTTCTCACCTAAAAAATGTTCAAATGCCATTTCATAATCAGTTTTTGGTGTAGCTGGGATTTGGTTGATAGCTCCAACCCCAACGATTCCTCCGACCATATGCTCATTTAAAGATTCTTTTATAGCATTAGGATACATTGTTTTAAGTTTACTCGCTAATGTTTGATATACTTGAGCATAATCACCAATATGAGGATCATATGGATCAATTGAACTCGCTTGTTTATTATATTCATTGTAAAGTGCTAGAGCTTGTTCATCTGTCAAACCATCTAATTCACTTTTTGCCTTTTCAGGTTCTATAGGTTCTTCTTTTTTTCTAACCTTATCTATAAGATTTTTGAAAAAATTTTCTTGCAATTTTGCTTTGTATTGACCTTCTGTGATCACACCTGCTAGCATTTGCATGCGCAATTCTGATTGAGTTAATTTATTCATTTGTATATTTTATGATAAATATTATGAGTTTTTTGCTTCACGCACTACCTTTAAGGTTTTTTGCATATACAAAATATCATCCATTTTTTCCTGGATGGAATGTTCTAGCCAGTCTTCTAAGGATAGATCATTTCGGTCTAGGTCTGTTCCATATTTGGCTTTACCTACTGTTGCTCTGTCAATAAACTTATCGATGATTGAATCTACAACCGAATCTGTTCGTTTAACAGTTCTTGTATTAAATGATTCTATTTTATGTCTTCCGATGTCTGTATTATCTGTCATTTTTTTAATAACTTAGTTACTTCTTTTTCTTCCATCCCCATAGAGTACAAAACTTGTCGTACACCATGTTCGCGTAAAATATCAATATATTCTTCAGCTTCGCCTAAACTGCATTCAAAATGTTTTGCTACATACTCTACCAAAGCAGCAGGCTGTCTCTTTGTTCTTGACTTGACGTACTTCAAGAACGTTTTAGCTTTTGGAATCATCTCTCTATAAATTGTATATGTTTGTTGTTTGTTCTCGTATGGTAGAGTTTGAACAAAATTAGCTAATTCAACATAATTTATATTCATAGATACATATCGATGTATCATGTAAGAGTTCCATTTGTCCCACGATTCTTCCGAAATGTTTTCGATGGGAGTTTTATAAAGGGTGATTTCATTCAACCACCCCCATATGTCTTTTATTTGCTTCTTAGATGTCAAGGGCAATGTCTTTATATTCTTCACGAATGTCTGGTGGAAGTGTATCGACTAGGATTTTTTTACTTTCTAAGTCATAGAATACTGGAATTGGAACGAGTGAATCTTCTTCTGCTCCAATTAAAAATTTAGATACTTTGCGTAGGATAACTGCTTGTCCAAACAATTGTCCGCCATCAAAACCGGTTACGGCTGTTGTGTTTTTAAAATCGATGTTTAATCTAGGTTGTTCTTGCATTTTATTTGTTTTTATTGGTTATTTTTTCTTTTCTATAATCTATAAAGTCAGCTATGAATCCAGCTGCCACAATTATGTTCATTCCAAATGACATCAATATTTCATGTATGTCAGCATAAACTGTTGTCATCAAGTGGATATGACCGATTGTCCAGAAAGGTATGGCCAAATTTTGAGATATCCACGAAAGAGTATATCTTAATAGGTATTTCATAGTACTTCAATTATTTTAGCAATTGCGCTCATTACATTAATTTCTTTATCAATTCGGAAATTTGCTTGATATAGGTGCTCGTTTAGAATAATTGCGATTGATCCTTCCTTGCCTGGGGCGTATTTAGGAGCATATTCGAATAGATTGCGGTAAAGTTCTTCAAAGTCCTTAACGTTTGAATCTGCTATAATTTGTCTAATAGTAAGCCATTTTTTATCACCTGCTAGTTCTTTCAATACATCTTTGATATAGTTGTTTGAGGTCAAAACAGTTTCATCAAATTCAACAATACCATCTTTTACAGACATTTGTAAAACGTTTAACATTTTACGCATGTCGGGGTAGTATTTTAATATGAGTGCTTTTAAACCATCGGGATAGTATTCAATAGATAATTGATCCTCTAATATCCAAACTAAATGGTTGTACACATCCATTTTTGTTGGTGGTACAATTTTAAGTACCTGGCAACGTGATTGGAGTGGATCAATAATTCGCTCAATAAAGTTACAAGTTAAGATGAATCGGGTTGATCGGGAGAATGTTTCAATTACATTTCGTAAAGCGGCTTGTCCCTGGATGGTAATAAAATCTGCTTCATCTAGGATTACTACTTTAATACCTTTCCAAGATGCAGCACTAGCAAATCCTTTTACTTTCTCTCGAATAGTATCGATTCCGTTTTCATCAGATGCGTTTATATAGAGATAATCGCAGTCTAGATTTTTAACGATGATTTTAGCTAGGGTAGTTTTACCTGTACCTGCAGGACCATAGAAGATGAAGTTTTGGATATCACCTTGGTCTAGGTACTTTTGTATTGTTTCTTTAATGTTTTCGTTACCAACATAGTATTGCAGTTCGGTAGGGCGAAAACGTTCTACATATAACGTATTTTCTTTCATAACCATATTATACAAAAAAAGCTTGCACTAGGCAAGCTTCTTTTAATTATACATTTTTGCTCTATAATAAGCTTTTTCAAGTGGGTTAACTTTATCCCTTGCATCACCTGATGCAACTTGGTACATTGGATCACTCATCAATTCATCCATCATTGCTTTTACTTTAGCTAGATAAGCAGGATATGCTTCGGATATTTTAATCAATTCTGCTTTTTCTTCTGGGGTATTAAAGAATCTATAAAGATTTCCTCTGTTTTCGGCTTCTAGTTCATCTGCGATTTCTTGAGTGAATAAACCAACTTGGGAAATCATTTCACCTGCTGTTTTATAAAGATCTCTTCCTTCAGCTTCGTTTAGCTTGTTTTCAGTTAAGTATTGTTTTAGATCAAAAGTATCCATTGTATTTTATTTTACTTTATAATTCCTGCTCTAACAAGCATTTGACGCATTTCAAAGTTTTGTTCTTCTTTTAATGTTGTTTTTTTAATTAAAAGCTTTTTACGTTGATCTGGGTTTTGGAATCCAGTTACTACAAGTTTATATTTCTTTTCACCTTCTACATCAACTGGTTCAATATCATATTTTATAGTAGGTACTTCTCCAATTTCTTTTTGGAACAACGTTCTTGCTTTTTCTGCTTTGTCTTTTGTATCAGCAGTGTAAGATAAAGATGGAATCACTTCTACTTTAGGTTTCTCTACTGCTTTAGGAGCCTCAACATCTTGTTCAACGTCAATCAATTTGAATTCAACTCCTGCATTGTCCATGATTGTTTTCAATACTTTGGACAAATATGGTTTTGTTTTGTATGGGTTTTCTAGGGATGATGGGAAGATAATTTTATCATCTTTTACTACATAGTGAATGTCTTGTTCCAATTTACCACCATATTTTTTCAAATTGTCTGGTGTTTTCATTGGAAAATAATTTTTTCCGTATGTACCAACTAGGTTTTTTGGGAGTGATTTACCTGAAAGTGAAAATAAATAATCGTTTAAGCTACCATCGTTTCCTTCTGCTTGCCATCTTTCAAATCCAGGTTCTGCTTCTTTTTCAGTTGCAGCCCATGCTTCAGGTACTCTATTTTTGATATCGATTAGCTTGAATGCTTTTTCGTCTTCCGAACGAGAATCCCAATCTTTCCAAGCAGCTCCTGCTTTTTGTGCAGGGATTGAAGGTCCGAATGCTTTTACAATAGCTTTAGGATCACGCATATTCTGCGCGTAAATACCATAGTTAGCGGTATTGTTCAAAGCATCAAGTGCTGCGTTTACATCCGTTGGTTGAACAGCAAGGTCATAACGTACCTTTACTTGTTGCATCCCATCTTCATCACCTTCAATTTCGCGTAGGATATCTGTTAATTTCATAATTATACATATTACTGATCTCCGTAAATGTTATATCGCTTAGGAGGCTCGGGTGATTTGTTTTCAGTTCGAATAACATATACTTTACTATCCAAAGGAGCTAAACGGAACTCTGCTTTTTCTTGGTTTTTATCAAACCATGCCTCTAAAACTTCTGTAAGTGAATTGTATACTGTTTTAGTAGAATCGCCAACAAGCACCCAGTTATCACCAGGTGCTTGTCTATTAGCGATTAATTCATTGTATTCTACTTGTTCCATTACATCATTCCCATCATCGGATCCATTCCAGATTCTTTTTTATCCTCTGGAGTGTCAACGATTGTACATTCTGTTAATAGGATTGTTCCTGCGATTGAAGATGCGTTCATAAGTGCATTTTTAGTCACTTTATGTGGATCGATAATACCTGCTTCTTTCATGTCTACGATAGTTTCGGTTTTGATGTTGTAACCGCTCCATACACCTTTGGATTTTCCAATTTGCATGTTGATTGGGTACATATCACTTTCAGCGTATCCTGCATTGTGTAAAATTGTTTCAAACGGTTTACCACACGCTTTGTAAACTAATTTTTTACCGTATTTGAAATCATCTGATTCAGATTTTGAATAGGTAATACCTTCACGGGCATACAATAGAGCTGAACCACCACCTGGTACAATACCATCTTCCAGGGCACATTGTGTAGCATGTAAAGCATCGTCTACGCGGTCTTTTTTCTCTTTCATTTCAGTTTCAGTACTTCCACCTACGTGAACTAAAGCAACACCACCTACAAATTTAGATAAACGTTCTTGTAGTTTTTCTGCTTCAAATGGTGTAGCAGCTTTTTCGATCTGTGCTGTAAGTTCTTCTGCTCTTGAAGTAATTGCTTCTTCTTCACCACCACCATCTACGATTGTAGTTTTTTCTTTAGTAACTGTTACTGTTTGAGCTTTACCTAACCAAGCGAAATCAAATTTATCCAATTTCATTCCTTTTTCACGGTCAAATACTTTACCACCAGTTAAGATAGCAATATCTTCAAGGATCAATTTACGACGCTCACCAAAGTCAGGTGCTTTAACTGCACATACTTTAAGTGTACCACGCATTTTGTTTACAATAAGTGCTGCTAATGCTTCACCATCGATATCTTCTGCAATGATCAACAATGATTTTCCACTTTGAGCTACACCTTCCAAAATGTGAACCAATTCTTTAACTGGATTGAAACGGTGGTCTGCGATCAAGATGTAACAATCGTTCAAAACTGCTGTCATTGTGTTATTATTGGTAACAAAATATGGAGATTTGTAACCACGATCAAATTGAATACCTTCTACAACTTCCAAATATGTTTCGTCTGTTTTAGATTCTTCAATATAAACTACACCTTCACGTCCTACTTTTTCCATAGCACGAGAGATCAATTTACCTACTTCAGGATCATTATTTGCTGAGATAGTAGCAATTTGCTCTAATTGTTCTTCGGAGGTAATTTTCTCTGAATTGTCTTTCAATGTTGAAAGTACTTGTTTTACACCTGCATCAATTCCACGTTTGATCTCAACTGCATTTGCTCCTTCGTTTAATTTGGTTAAACCGCCTTTAACTAACTCACGAGCCAATAAAGTAGATGTTGTTGTACCATCTCCGGCATGATCAGCTGTTTTGATAGCGGCTTGTTTTACCATTTGAGCACCTAAATCCTCAATTGGATCTTCCAATGAAGCAATCTGCTTTGCTACAGATACACCATCTTTTGTTGAAACAACCATTCCATTCTCTACATAAACAACGTTACGTCCGTTTGGACCTAAAGTTGCTACTACCGCGTCTGCTAAAGTATCAATACCTTTAACTAACTTTTTTCGAGCTTCTGCTCCAAATTCAATTCTCTTACTCATTTTCTGTTATTTTATATTTCCATTTAAATTTATATGCTGTATCTAATTGTCCTTGCAAACATCTATAGATACTCATATTGTTTTGTTTTTTCCCTAAGTAATGTAATATTTCTTTTACTGAATCCCATTCTTTAATGGGGTTGTTTTGTAAGTCATATTGGATTACTTTTTTAAAAGTTATTGTATTGTACTTTTTTCCTAGATTAAATTGTTTTCCTTTATTTGATTCACTTATTTTGTGTTTTCTTTCGTCACTACAAGGTTTTTTCTTTAATCCTTTATTAGATAAACCGATCTTTATATTAGTTTCAGGGTTTCGAAATTTATTTTTTGGTTGGTTGTTACCAATTTTAATTTTTATTTCTTCGGTTTGATAATCTCTTCCACCACCCCCTTTATTTTTATTTTTTAAATTAAAACCCCATTGTTTGAATTGTTCAATCCAAAATACTTCTGTGAATTTCCAATCAGTAGTTTCATCTAAAACTTCCAATAGTATATCACTTCCATATGTTGTTTTATGACTAGCCAATCTTTTATCTAAATTAAGAGTTTTTCCAATATAAAAAATCAATTTATCTTTACTTAAGGTATAAATATAATACTTTTTCATAGCGTATTTTATTATAAATATGCTAAGATTTGATTTTCTTTAATCTTCAATTATTCTTCCAAGAATTTGGTTTTCAGGCCCAATAAAGTACTCATCACCTTGGAATTGTAATTTAGTGAATCCCATTGTAGGCAATACTACAATATCTCCAATTTTTACTTCACATGGAATAAATGTACCAGTTACTGTGTGCTTACCAGGTCCAACTGCTACTACTTCTCCTTGTTCATTTCTGTCTTTCCCTGCATCTGGGATGAAGATGGAACCATATTGGGTTTCTTCTGATTCAAGCGGCTTAACGATTACCGCATCAAATAATGCTTCTAATTTACTCATAACTCTACTTTGTTTAACATTGTTTCTAATCCTTCTTTGACTGTATTCCAAGTACCGATATAACCTTGAATGGAATCGTATTCGGCTTGGTTTTCATAAAATTTTTCTTTGGCTACACGATTTAACGCGTTTTTGAATGAGGTGTAATAACCTACTACTTTTTCTGTTTCTTTACCAGTTGCTTCTTTACCAGCAAATCCTCTAGTGGATGTTGATCTTTCTACAACGGAAAAGTTAGATGAATCTTTGACAATATAAAAGGGCTCCATTGCAGGATCTTTAATTGTACATAAATTGGATTGGGTGTCATTCTCGTCTCTAGCGGGACGACCGCGTCTTTTTACTTCTTCCATAACTAAATTTAAATTTATAACTGTAATATACGAAAACTTATTTGAATTTCCTAATTCTGTTATACATACTAGAAGGCACTTTCTTCTTTACGAACCATATAGTATTCGCTTGTAGTGTCTTCTGATTTGAATTCAAGTTTCATTAAGCCCTGGTAGCTCAAATATAGAGTACCACTTTCAAGGTCTTTATTTGCTTGAAGTATGTTTTTGAATATATCTGAATTAAATGGGATTTCACATTTTTGTTGTTTGATTTTACCATACATTTGGTATGTGATTTTGTTGTTGTGGCCTTGTTCATCTCCGAATGTGAAGACACACATATCATCTTCGTTCAAGTCTTTATCAACAGATACTGTTAATAGACCAACACCTGCTAAAGCGGATTTTGCTTTAACTAAATTGTCGACATATTCTTTTTCAAACGGTAAGACAGCATCCCATTCAGGTTCACTTACAGCACCTACTTTACCAATTAGTAAAGGATCAGCTAATGCATAAGTCAAGTTAAATGAGGCATCCGCAAATTTCATTTTGGTATAGACTGATCTGCCTTTCTCTAACTCAAACATTAATTCACCTTGAGTAATACCTAATAGGTTCAATAGTTTTTTGGTATCGAAAATAGCTAATTCACTATCCTCAATATCAATATTGTTGTGGGTGATTTTACCTATTACCTCTTTTGAAATTGACATAAAGTCAATTGTAAGGGTTTTGTCTTTAATTTTCCACTTAACGGACTCGTTTTCGCCCAAGTAGTATTTGTTTATAACCGACTGAAGTACTAATTTATTTACCATATTATAAATGTATGAAATGTTTTTTAAGTATCCTAGTTGAATGTAAAGAACTTCGCTTTAAACGGGTTCAAATTGAAATCCCAACCAATATCATTGTATACGGTTTCTAATTTGTTTCGCATTACACTATCAAATAAACCATCCCTATCAATGTATTTGTTGATTAATTCAGTAATGTCATCTGGATCATTGTAGCCGTTGTATCCTATAGCATCAATCTGGTATGGGTTTGGTTTCAAGTTGGCTATATACATTTTGTCTCCAATTGTGAATTCAGGGTACTTGACATTGAGTTTTTTATATCTCAAGAAATCGTTGTATCTAATGGCTGCTTTAGTGTTTACCGGACATTTTAATTTTAGTTTGGTAAACAATTCACCTGCCATAGGTCTACGCTCAATATATTCACCCATTTTCTTCAATCCAGTTGGTTTTAATAGCTTAATCCATTCAATTTCACCTACCATTTGTTTGAACTCCATTACGTCTTTATCTATTTCGGTTTTGGGTTTACCAAATAGGATATTTTTGATCAGGTTTTCTCCAAAGTTTCTAAATAGAGGTGGGAAATTGGATTTCATAATGTCTAATCCTTTCATCTCTAGTTCCTCGATTTCAACACCTTCTTTGTTTACAATGTACATTGCATAACGGCGTTTCCCAGACCAATACGCTTTTTCAGCGATTACCTCTTGTTTGAGCACAAAGTGGTGTGCTTCGGTCATATTGAACAGATCCTGCGATATATTGTTCAGATTATCGTTTGCTACTTGTTGGAGTTCCTCGGTTAAAACAAGTAAACGTTTGATTTTTTCTTCACGATTATCGTATTCCAAATCTGGGTTTCTGTGCTTTAATAGGTCAGTTAACTCCATATAAAGTGAATCGGTATCAGAGGCAATTACAAATGTTCTAGGATCAATATCTAATTGTTCTGAAATGTAATCGTTTACGAATGCAATGGATTCTTTAGTTAAACGTTGTCCACTATTTGTAATGGCAGCAGAACATATTTTGAATCCATCTGTAAAACGCCATGAATTAATTGCATACGTACCGTATAATGCGTTTTGGAGGATCTTGAATGCCATTTGGTACAAGTCATATAGTTTGTAATTGGCCCAATCTTCCGCTTTACCTGCGGTTTTCTTAAGTGCTCTATAGTGCTCTCGTTTATCAAACCAATCCTCTAGTACCTCACAAGCAATACTCTTTTGATCTGTTCTATAGAACGCTCCACTGGCTGAAATAGTCCAATTATTGTCTTCAATTAGACGAATCAAGGCACCTGCTGCTATTGTAGCATCTTTTAGAGCATAAGTAGATTTAACTAGCTTTTGTATGTGTAGTTTTTCTTCGGGGTCAAGTTTCTTTAACTGCTCAAGTGAATTGTACTGTTCGTAATTGTTTTTTGTAACAATTCTACCTACCAGTGTTTCAACACCCAAATTCAATGATTTGATAATTGAAGGATATAGTGAGGTAAAATCGAGATCGGATACATCTGAATATAGTCCAGGGATAGGATCAAGTAAATAACCACCTGCGTAACTATCCTTTTTACGAATCGTTTTGGGGTAACGGTTAATATATTTTCCTGCCATTGTTTTTACAACAATGTTATCTTTCTCAAAGCTATATACAGTACCTTCAATTGTTGGAGTACCACGTTGATGTATAACGTGATCACCGAGTTCAAGCTCTCTAATCGATGGGTTTGTTGTAGTCGGTTTATTGGGTGCAATTATACCCTTGCGTTTTAAATACGTTAAAATCGCTCCCTCATTCAATGCTGTGTTATAGTAAATGGATTCATATGGTGTATGACATAAGTGAGAGATCAAAATAGTCAATTCAATGAACTTCAATTTTTCCTCTAACACCTCAATAATTTCAACATCTCGAATGTTAT